CCCCTAGGGGGCACCAGTGACTGGTACACAACACCGGAGCACGTTAACTAGTCACAACGCGAGTGTAAGTGAGTTCGCAAGAACTTAACTAGTCCCGGCTGATTGCAGGGATTTCGCAGAAATGCGACCACAGACAAGCTCTCAATTCAATGAGAGTTGTGATTAGGGCTCCTTATCGAACCTACCAGAAAGTGCTTAACACCATGAGTAATTCTCTACCAACCAGGATACGTAAGCGCGACCGCCGTGCACCCGACTCGATCATTAACACCGATCATGTCTGGGGGCACAGTACTGTAGGCGGTCCAGGTGGCACCAAAGAAGATCAATGGTGGATCTGGAGAGCGTGCTTATGGAATTCTTCGGAATGGTGCGAGGACCAAAATCACCGCGAACACTATAAATCCATCGAAGACCAGAATCTCCACACTTATACTCTTGTGGGGACTATGACTACGAAGGATCGCGGCGGTCCCCTCTGGGTTCGCAGGGTAACCCGCGAACACTTCCCCGGGGCTACTCGAACTTGGGAAAATTCCCAAGGTCAAGACCTCGGAGACCAGGGCAACTGGGCTAGATCAGTCCAGTCTGGCTACCAAATGATTGGCGGAAACGGAAGTGGACTTACGTCCAATACTTCTGGGCCCGTCAATTGGTCCACGGGTTCCATTCCCTCAAAAGGCCTCATAAACTTCGGTTTATGGAGCCCAAAGGCGTGGAACAAGTTCAAACCACTGAATCCAAAGGTGTCAACCTCTCAATTCGTGGCTGAACTCCGTGAACTTCCGAAGCTCTTTATCAAGTGTAGGACTACTTTGGACTTCTTTCGAAGTCTCGGGGACGCCTACCTTAATTGGGAGTTTGGTTGGAAACCCTTTCTCAAAGACCTTCAGGCTTTCTTCACAGAAGTCCTTAGGTTCAATGAGCGCTATGAGCAGTTAGTCCGTGACAACGGAAAACCTGTTTATAGACAGGGTGAGGTGTTTCGGGACATCGACACAGTCACAAACTCTGTATATCGAGATATCGGTGGTGATATTCTCACTCCCGGTTTCGAGACAGCAGCGTATGTTGAATGGTTCGGTCCCGGCGGCTACAGACTTCTCCCGCAATCACAGATTCGGACTACCACTACTTCTCAGAAGTATTGGTTTGCCGGATCCTTCAAGTACTTCTTACAACCTTTCGGAAGTATGAGGTATCAAGAAGAAATTGCAAGAATAGTTTATGGAGTTGACTTAACTCCTCGACTACTCTGGGAACTGTTGCCTTGGAGCTGGCTAGCCGATTGGTTTACTTCTGTGGGGGACTCTATCGAGAACCTTGTTGAAATAAACCTCGACTCGCTGGTGGCTGAATACGCTTATACCATGGGCCATTATCGTGTCGTTCAAGAAGACACGTGGTCTAATGGGATAACAACTGCTTCTTTCAAGGAAACATCCGAGATAAAAGCACGCGTCCAGGCCACCCCCTTTGGGTTCGGGATTGACTCGTCGTCCTTTACGACTCGTCAAAATGCAATCTTGGCTGCGCTCGCACTTTCGCGGTCGTAGTCACCACTCGATTTTGAGTGATCAAAACAAACACGAATAGAGACACGCCAATGTTCGCAGATCCCCAGACAGTCACGATCAACGCCATTGCTAATACGCTTCCGCGTACTCAAGCTGGTGTTGACGCTGGCATTTTTAGTAAGGATGACGGCAACGTTAAGTTGTCCGCCAAACATACTTATGCCAACCGTATCCGTCGGCTTGCTCGTCTCGACATCCGTAAGGTTGCCGCAGATCCGCTTACTACCGGATATAACAAGGAGTACAATATGAGTGCTTATCTCGTCATTGATCACCCTCCTGTAGGGTTTACCAATGCCGAGCTTAAGCTTCAGATTGACGGACTTGTCGCGTGGCTGTCTGCTTCCACGGGAGCCAACATTACGAAGCTTTTGGGTGGTGAATCGTAATTCACTACACTTTCGGACCTTCACAGGTCTGTGCTTCGTGATCTGGTATGCGAGGATTGGCTTGAGGAATCTTTAAACCCCATAGAGGAGCTAAAGATGAAAAGCCTGACCTCTCTAGTTCGATGCATACTCGAAGATATCGAGTATGGATGTGGTACCAGCACCACTCGTGATCTTGAAACGATCATGAGAAGGGTTGAACACGAAGGTGAAAGTTTTCTTACAATCACCCTTCCAAACTTTGCAAGAGACTTCGAAAGAGGTCTCGAACAAGGCAAGGTCGACTCTTCTCTCTTCATTGGCTTTAAGCGAATGAGGAGAGGGGCTCTCCCCCGATTTCTCGGAGGTTTGCTCAGTCTTGTGTTCGACTCTAAGACTGGTATTCTTTTGCCTGATCCTAACGTTTGCGCCATCGCGGACATTAGACAGATCTGTCTAATGTTCAAGAAGGTTTTGCTTGAGTGCACCGAAAAGCGCACTAAAGCCGCATTCACTAAGTTCATGCAAACAGAGCAAGAACTCAAACGTGCTATGGAGGATTTAGATCCCCAACTCCGTAAGGAGTTTAAAGATCTTTCCCGACTCATGTGGGGTGATGCCACTCTAGATCGCTCAATTTTTAGAGAGATCGAAGAGAGGTTATCAAACCATGATTGTCTGCCTAAGCACGGGCCTGGGGCTACTGCAGAGCGTATTAGCGGAAACGCAAAATACGATTTACTGCACTGGCACTCCAGGTTGGAATCCATTTTCCCTTACGACCTTTTCGGTCTTTGTCGATCCGATCTGGTCGTGGAAGGATTGGACTCTGTTGAGTTCTTGGACCCTGGCTCCGAGCCTCCCGTAAGGGTGGTTACGGTGCCTAAGACGCTGAAGTCACCTAGAATTATAGCCATCGAACCTGTGTGTATGCAATACACACAGCAAGCTGTGCTAGAACTTTTAGTGCCTGCAGTCGAAATGCACCCACTCTCGAGAGGGTCTGTGAATTTTAAATCACAGATTCCCAATCGTGAAATCGCTAAGTTATCTTCAGAAGGAACCCTTCGTCTTGCGACTTTGGATTTATCTGAAGCTAGCGATCGTGTGCACGTGTCTCTGGTACATGATCTTCTGGACGGTCTCCCTTTACTTCGAGAGGCTGTCCTGTCGTCACGTTCCACGAGAGCCGACGTACCTGGGTATGGTGTTACCACCATCTCCAAGTTCGCATCTATGGGGTCTGCACTTTGCTTTCCAATAGAATCTATGGTGTTTTACACCTTGATAATGTTGGCCTTGCATCGTGCACAGAATATCAGACCCACTTACGCCTCTATCTTGAGGCTTAAGCAGGGTGTGCGCGTCTATGGGGACGATTTAGTTGTTCCCACAGATATGGTACTATCTACCGTCAGTGTCCTTGAGACCTTTGGTCTCAAGGTTAATGAAAACAAGTCTTTCTGGAACGGGAAGTTCCGTGAGTCTTGTGGTATGGATGCTTATGACGGACATTGCGTTACTCCAACGTATGTTCGGCGTATTGCACCCAGCGGTAGACAGGACGCAAACGAGATCGTATCTTGGGTCTCTCTATCTAACCAGCTTTTTAAGCGCGGTTACTGGAGAGCTGCCAACTACTGCCGAGAAGTAGTCGAGGGCGTATTGAAGCGCACTCTACCATTCTTGTCAGAACGATCTGCAGGGCTTGGTCTTCACACATTCAAAGAATGGGTGCAGTCCAATGGTTGGGACAAGGCGTTGCACAGGCTAGTCACCTGGGCTCCGACTTTAGCAAGCAAGCCACGTTCGTCTAGGATAGACGGCTATGGTGCTCTGCTCAAACACTTCTTACGTCGATCGGAAACTCCGTTCGAGGATAAGGAGCATTTGAAGCGTGCTGGGCGTCCCTTACACGCCCACATCAAAGTAAGGAGGGTCCCTGGCTCTTAGTGGCCAGTGGAGGTCGGATTAACTAACCGACCGAGAGGTGAGTTCTCCTGAATTAGGAGCTCTCGCTAGAGGAGGTGCTACTTCAGCCCCTGTACTAGTTGTTGAT